TTGCCTGGAGGTGATCGGCCACCAGCGCGAGTTGCTCCGCGACCAGATGCAGGCGCAGGCTCGTGTCACCGAGTCCGCGCGTCGTGTCGGCCAGGTGTTGCAGCATCACTTCGATATCGGCCTGCGCCATGGCATCTTCTTCGTTGTGGCCACGGTGGCTTTGCCGCCGGTCGTGCCGACCGCATCAATAGAGGTCCGCCTGATCTCGTCACGGAGCCGGTACAGATCCGCGATCTCCTGGCCGAGCGCGGCCAACTCGGCTTCGCGCCGCGCGATCTTCGCCTCAATGGCCTCGTCGTCGTTCCTCATGGCCGTCTCAACAGCAACTGCACCACGACGCCGAGAATGAGCGCGAGGAACGTCCACGTAATGCCAAACATCCACTTCAACCCGCTCACGGCTTCCCGCACCGTCGCCAATTCCTCGCGCACGGCCCCGAGTTGCGCGGCCGTGGCGAGGGTGGACGTGTCGAGGATGGCCGCCTGCTCGGCGTCCGCGTCGGTCGCGCCGAGTTTTGTGAGCACGCGATAGAGCGTCAGGTTATTCGTCGTCATTCTCCCGCATGATAACGAACCGGCCTCCGGGCTGTCGCTGTCAAAGTCTTGACAGGTGAGGGTACACTGTGCTGCGTGGGTGGCACCGGGTCCGGTCGTCATAAGAAAGGATGGAAGCCGCCGCTTCCACCCCCGCCGGCTGTGCCCGTCCCGGCGCTCCCGCCTGCCCCCGTCGTCGCCAATCCGCTCGCCCGCCACCCGCACGCCAAATGCTGCTGGTGCGGCCAGCACTTCAAACAAATTCCCTCGGGCCAATGGGAATGCCCGACGGAACGTTGTGCCAAACAGCAGTACGCCTGGGGGATTGCCATCAATCAGGGCGGCGTCCTGCGCCAGGTCTTTCTCCCCACGCCGCGCCAGGTCGACTTCTTCCGCGCGCAACGCCAATTTGTCCGCACCCTCTATGGCGGTGCCGCAGGAGGAGCCAAAAGCCACGTGCTGCGCTGGGGTCTGTACCGTGTGTGCATGTCCGTCAAACGCCTGTCGGCCATCATCATCCGCGCCAACTACAAAGACCTCGAGGAAACCCACCTGCTCCACCTCGAACGAGACGCGCCGCTCTTTGGCGCCAAATACAACCGCGGGGAGAGACGCATGTACTTCCCGCAAACTGGCAGCACGATTGTCGGCGGCCACATGGACGACAAAGTCGCCAAAGAAGGCTACCTCTCCCGCGAATACGACGTCATCGTCCCCGACGAACTCGTCACCTATGACGAAACCGACATGATCGAACTGTTCTCGAGAGCGCGCACATCCAACCCCGACGTCGTCGCCAAACTCGGCGGGCCGAAAGTCTGGGCGGCATCGAACCCGGGGCCGCGCGGCGCGCTCTGGGTCCGCGACTTCTTCATCACCAAACAGCCGTCCGTCGACAAATATCCGAAATACAAACCCGAGTGGCACACGTTCGTGCAAGCGAAGGTCGACGACAACCCCTATATCGACCTCACCTACCGCGACAACCTCGACCAGATGCCGGAACCGCGCCGCAGCCAGCTTCTCGAAGGCGACTGGTCCGTCTTTGAAGGCGCGTTCTTCTCGTTCAAGACGTTCTGGAACGGCAAACCGTGGCACGTCACGGAAAAATACGTTCCCCCCGGCACCGAATGGATCGCGGCCATGGACTGGGGGTTTAACCAACCGTACTGCGTGGGCTGGTTCGCGTGTCTCCCTGATGGCCACATCCATATGGCGCGTGAACTCAAAGGCACCCAAACCACGCCGGACGTCGTCGCGGCGAAGATGATCGACACCACACGCCGACTCGTCGGGACGGGCCGCTTGCGCTACTGCGCGGCGGATCCGAGCATGTGGAACAAAACCGGCCAGGATCACGGCAAGGCCATTGTCGAAACCTTCCGGAGTGCCGGTCTGCCCATGCGGAAGGCCGATAACCAGCGCGGTAAAAACGGGTGGGCGAACGTGCATGACCTGTTGCGCGCGGCCCCCGACGGCACGCCGTGGCTCACCTTTGATCCCAGTTGCCAGTACGTCATTCGCACGCTGCCGATCCAGGAACAGTCGCCGCACGACGCCGACGACGTGAACACCGACGGCGACGATCATGGGGCCGACATGGTCAGGTATATGAGCCTCAGTCGTCCCTCCCCGACGCGTCACACCAGAGACGATCGTCCCGTCAAGGGGTCTGTTGCCTGGGACATTCAGCAATTACGCGAAGCATCGACGAGGCACGGCTATGCCTAATGCGGAATGTGTTGTCGATGCACCATCGAGTGGCAATTCGGGCAGAGCACGGCGAGATTCTCTCGCGTGTTGTTCTCACGGTTGTGATCTTTATGATGGACGCCGAGAATTTCTGGCATCGCATCAAAGCCGCACGATTCACATTTCGTCAGGGCGCCGCGTGTGGCGAGCTGCTTTCGGACGGTGGTGAAATGCGGATCCCAAAGGAGATGCGCCGCTTTGTTGTTGCACGCTCGACTGCAATAGATCCGTGGATGGCTCGGAGAAGACCGCACCGGTTTCTGACAATGCCGACAACTCGTCAGCACGGTGCCACGACCGACCAAGGCCTTGTAATAACATCGCCGCGAACAGTATTTGGCCGTTTTCGCGCGAAACGCAATGACCGTGAACGGGGTGGAACAGATGCGGCAACGAACCGTGACGCCATTATGAGCCGCGTGCCATCGATACCCGCATCGACGCGAGCAAAACCGAAACGTCTGACGACGATATTTGGGAATGTGAACTGATTGTCCGCAGTATAGACACGACATTACTTGAGGAGAGACTTCCATGCCGCTCAAACGTGGTGCTTCGAAAGCCGCCATTTCTACCAATATATCGCGACTGCGTGGTGAGGGCCGTCCCCAACGTCAGGCCATTGCGATTGCGCTGTCGAAGGCCGGCAAGTCGAACAAAAAGTAGGGAGCCATGGGTCCAGCCTTTGACGATCCCGCACAGCCCGGTGTGACAGACCAGGTCATACCTGACCTGCCGCCGGAATTTGCACCGAACCCGAACGTCCTGCCGCTGCCACCAGACGGCATCGGCTCGCTCACCTTCTGGCGCGGGGAAATTGCCGCCGCCAGAGACGAAATTCGGAAAGAACTCACCGACTGGCGCGAAAACCTCAAGCGCTATATGGGCGGCTATCACCACGCCCACGGCTTCGACCTGCGCGATACGACCCAAGTCAATATCGACTACGAGAAAACCGAACAGAAGAAAGCGCAGCTCTTCTATAAGGTCCCCGAAGTCGTCCTGTCCCCGCGCAACCCCGAAAGTGCCGCGGCCGTCCCCGTCTTCAACGCCGTGCTCAACCAGAAACTCGGCCCCGACGACACCGACGCGCTCAGTGCGGTCGACGAATGCCTCTCTGACGTCATCTGCCCCGCCGGTATCGCCTGGGTCAAGGTCGGCTACACGGCCTCCGTCACGCCGCCGACCGAAATGGGCCAGCCGCCGACCGTGTCTCACAGTTGCTACTATATTGAGCGCGGGAGCCCCGCCAAGCTGCTGGTCCCGAGCGGCTTCATCCGCTCCAACTACCAGCAGGCGGATTGGCTCGGCTTCCGCTCATTCGTCGGCGACGAAGAACTGGCCACGCTCTCTGACGTCCACCCGCCGGCCACCGACCAGGGCAGCCGCTACGACGAAGACCTGCTCTGTGACACCAACCAACGGCATGTCGGCCGTCCCGGCAAAGCCGTCACCGAAATTTGGTACTGGGCCTACCGCTGCGACCCGACCGTCACCGACCGGCGCATCGTTCGGCACCTCATCCTGGTGGAAGACGAAGACACGCCGCGCGTCCACGAGAATTCCCCGTATCAGCGCGTCGACCCGCAGTCTGGCGCCCTCCTTGGCGTCGAAGGCTTCCCCATCAAGGTGCTCACGCTCCGGTACACCCCCGACAGCCACTTCCCGAAGTCCGACTGCCAAATGTCCAGGCCAGCGGTGGACGAACTCAGCCAGACGCGCACCATCCAGATGCAGCAGAAACGGCGCGCGCTCCCCATGCGCGGCGTCGATAAAGGCCGCATCGACCCGTCGACCATCGCCAAGCTCGAACAAGGCGAAGTCCAGTCCATCATCCTCACCGACGGGCCGCCGCACGAAATTATCGAAATGATTGCGCTCCCCACGCTGCCGCGCGATACGTCCATTGCGAGTGACATCTCCATGCGCGATATCGACCGCGCCTGGGCACTCGGCCAGAACCAGTCCGGTATCACCGAACAGGGGTCCAAAACCGCCACCGAACTCACCTACATGAACCAGGCGACCGACGTCCGTTTGGACAAAGAGCGCGACAAAGTCCTGCGCTGGTTCGTCTCTATCTGCAGTGCGCTCGGCGGCCTCATTCAACTGTTCGAGGACGACCTCGGCTACGTGGAGGTCGCGGGCCAGAACGGCGCGAAAGCCCTCCAGGCCTGGAACCGGCTGTCGGTCCCCGGCAAATTCGTCTACAGCGTCAAACCCGACAGCGCCAAACGGCTCGACCAGCAGGTCGAACGCAAAATGGCGCTCGACCGCTACCAGCTCACGGCCAATGACCCCTTCAATAACCGCATGGAGGGCTTGAAGGATGTCTACGCCGCCTTCGGGGAAGACCCGGCGCGGCACCTGCAGCAGCCGCCGACGCCGCCGCCCGAGAAACCGAGAATTTCGCTCTCGTTCAAAGCCGAAGACCTGACCAACCCTATGGTCGTGTCGCTGCTTCAACAGTCCGGGTTCCAAATTGACCCGAATGCCTTGAAGCAGACCATGGCCATTCAAACCGGCAACCCGGCGCTCATGCAGGCCGCCGCGCAAAGTCCCGCGCAACCGCCGGCCCCACCCTACCCGCAAGGTCCGCCCGCGCAAGAGCACGGCGGCAGCGCACAATTACAGGCACCACTCAATCAGCACAGTCTCGTGAACCATATTGGAGGAGGACGCTAATGACGAAGAAAACCTACGACGACGTGATCGAACCCGAAGTCGCGGCCGTGCCGCCGGCGCACGTCCTGACCCTCATGGACGGTACCCGCCCCGTCTGGGTCCGCAAAACCGCTGTCGAAGCCTTCACCACGATCGGCGACCCCGTCGTCTCGTTCCGCGTGCTGCTGGGCAGCGGCACCGCGTTCTTCGTGAATGCCACCGACGAGGCCAAAGAGGCGCTGCTCGACGCGCTGGTCTGAGCCATGCCTGAGAAAACCAAGGCCATCATCACGCCGCTGCCGGCGCCAAATTCCGACAACATCATCCTCATGGATGGCGAAATCCCCGTCTACCTCCGCAAGTCGGCGGTAGACGGGTTTCATGGGGTGGAGCATCAGGCCCCGGCCAACTTACCGCAACGGTTCCGGGTGCTCGTGCGCGGCGGGTTCCAATTCCCCGTCACCGCTGGCCCCATCGCCGAGGAACAACTCATCAATGCGCTCGCACGCAGCACCTGGCCTGACCCTGACGTGACGCCGTGACGGACGACGCGGAAAAGCCGTCGGCGCCGGCCGTGTTCGGTGACGCTCTTTGGGACAGGGAGAAATTGCCGAACGGCGAGTTGACGAACCTGGACGTTCAGCCCGTCGACGCGCGGCATATGACGAAGCAGGAGTACTTCGCGCTCTTGAATGCGCGCGGCCTCCGCATGCGGAACCAGCAGGAGTCCACGACCGGGCCGGACGTGGATCTGGAAGCGCTCGCCGCTGCGGAGGCGGCGAAGGTGGCGGCGGCGAATATCATCGTCCCGCCACCCTCCTTCAACGCACACTCGGCGCGCATTCTTCAGGCGCACGAAGCCGTGCTCGCCGCTTACGGCCTCATCGAAACGCTCGGCTGCGACGTCTGCTGGGCCGCCAACCGCTCAAGCGGCTGTAAGACCGTCATCAATGATAAAGGCGCGCGTATCGAGTGCCGCTGCGGCGTCAGAGAATACCGTGCACCGACCGGGACGACCGACCAGACACAGACGTTTTCACCTGTCCATGAAACGACCAGCGGGATGCTCTACGACGCCGCAGGCCAGCCGACGGCCATGCCGACCATCCTTATTACGAGAGAACACGCCGAGATCATCCGCGCCTATAAAGGCGTGCTCCACCGGTATCAGTTGTCACGCAGCCTGTTCTGCCGTCTCTGTTGCGGCAACCGCTTCACGCACGAGACGGCCATTCTGGAGTCGGTGACCGACGATCAGGTCGTCTATTGTTGTGCGTGCAGACTCAGGTTCGCGCAGACGTAAACCAGTCAAACACTTGACAGTGTCAATATATTGACGCACACTCCCCCGTGACAGGGGAGGTCACACCCCCTGTCTTCGCACGTCGGTGCGCGAGAGCGCCGGCAAGGGAGCCGCTTGGACGACACCACCAGTACAACCGGTTCGTCGACCCCAAGCTCCCCGTCTTCTCACGGCGAGATCGTCAGTTCCCTGTCGTCCGGGTTTGAAGCCCTGAAAACGTCGGCACCCCCGACGCCACCACCGGCCCCAACGCCTGCCGCCAGTCCGAACACGCCAGCGGCCCCGCCAGCCGCCACCCCCGGATCATCTGACCAAACGGCTCTGCCCCCGACACCGGCAGCAGCTGACCCGGACGCTGAATTACTGTCCACTCCCGTCGTCGGCCCCATCCCGCCCGATCGCCACAAGAAGATCCTCGAACGCACCCGTCAAAAGGTCGCCGAGGAAACCCGCGTGGCCTTCGAGAAGGAACACGGGCCGTGGCTCCAACTCAAAAGCCAATTTACCCCCGACGAATTCTCGACCCTGATGCCGACGCTCAAGAACCTGGCGTCGAACCCCATGCAGTTCATGCACGACACTGCCAGGGAAATGGGGATGCAACTCGTCCCTATCGCACAGACACAGAATGGCGCACGACCCTCGGCCCCGTCGCCGAGTCAGGCGCCGGCCCAGGAACCCGAACCCGATATCGCCGTGCAGCTGGAGAACGGGCAAATTGCCCACACCTACAGCGCCGAACAGCAACGGCTGCGGGACCAGTGGATCTTGAGTCAAGTCGAAGGCCGGTTGGGCAAAGAACTGGAGCCCTTTCGCGAAGCCCAGAAGCAGCAGGAGTATCAAGCGTTTCTCGGCCACATCGACGGCAAGGCCCGAGCGGACTTTGCCGAGGTCAGCCAAAACGAAGCGTTCGAGGAACTCAAGCCGCATATCGCCGCCATCATGAAAAGCGATAAGCGCTACTCGCTCGAAAAAGCCTACAACCGGGCCTACCGCGAGCAGTACCTGCCCACGCGCGACGCGAAAATTGAACAACGGCTGCTGGACCAACAAACCCAAAAGGCGCGTGCCGCGAACAGTTCGCTCACGCCCACCCGACGGACGACCGCCGAAAGCGGATCGACGGCGCCCACCTCCACCGCCGACATCCTTCGCCAGAAGGCTGCCGAGTTGGGTGTGACGCTCTAACCGTCGGCGTTTCAGAGCATCAAGGTAGGGTAGCCATACGGCAGATCCGAATTTGGGCCAGTTGTACGCCTCCACGTTTGAAAGCATCGTCGGCAAAGGCCGACCGACCAATAACGTCTTCAACAGCCGCGCGCTCATTCGCATGCTCGCCGACCCGGACGGCAACGGCAAAGCCCGCTACACCGGCTTCAAGGAAGACACGACCGGCGGCCGCATTTTCGAGTACCCGATCGAATACGCCGAGAACACCAACTTCGGCATGATCGGCGAAATGGACGTCATCCCGACGACCCGGGTCGACACGTTCGACGCCTTCCAGTTCAACCAGAAGATCTGCGCCGGCACCGTCGTCATCTCCACCCTCGAAACGGCGCGCAACAAAGGCG